AATAGTTACTGTATAAATTGTACCTGGTGTAAAAGATGTTGTAGATGAAAGTAAACCACCTGCACCTCCTCCACCACCACCTTGGTTTGCGTCTCCACCCCCTCCTCCACCAGCTACTATTAAATATGAACCACTATAAGGAATAGTAATAGATGATGTTCCTTCATTAGCAGCTGAAGTTATTAACCAACCACTTGTTGAATCTATATAAGTTAAAGTTAAACTTTCATTATTTTTTGAAACTATTGCACTTGATGTTTGTGATTGAATTTTTAATCCGTTTGGGGAAATTGTAAGATTGTTTGTAGCAAAAGTTCCTGCATAATCTACTATTTGAACATAATCTCCAACAGATGGAGAAGCGGGTAAAGTTACTGTGAATGCAGATGATGTTGTATTACAAGGATATAAATTTCCTTTTACTGCTGTGAATCCTGTAGTTTGAACTGATTGTGTTGTAAGGCCAAATCCTGTAGCTGTTCCGTTATTCGTTAAAGTAGCCCCACTTGGTATAGTAATTGTTTGTCCAGAAGCTGCAATAGTTATAGTTGTAGCGTTCGTCTGTGTAATTAAATTAGACGTATTATTATTTTTAATTGAATCTACTTGTAAAATTCCGCCCATATTAAACTACTACTAAACTTCCAGTTATTGTTTGTGTTCCTGTTACACTAACAGGTCCTGCTAATACTCCAGATTGAATTGTTTGATCTTGAGTAATTGTTGTTGCATGTGTATTAACAAATATCTGCGCACTCATAGCTGGGGAAGGTGCCCATGTTGCTGGTAGTGTACAAAATATATCTTTTGAGCCTGCTGAAAAACTTACTAAAGTATTTGCACTTGAACTAGAAATTACTGAATCTCTAGTAAAGGTTGTAGCGTTCGTTAATGTTCCAATACCCACCTCCCACTGATTCGCTAAAGCGATAGTGTAATAGGTTGAATTACCAGTTCCGATGCCAGAAGAAAAACTTTGAAAGCCAGTTTGAGCACCGCTTAATGTAACGGTACCCGTACCGACTGTTGAAGTGGTTTCTTTGACTCTGTCATTAATAACAAACGCCATAAAACCAACCTTTAACTAATTCTTAATATTGCATTCGCTGATGTAAAAGCTGGAAACACAATTGTAAATGTTCCTGCTGTTGCTGTTTTATCTCCACCAAAACTTAAAGCACATACAGCTTTATTAGAAGCTGAAGTGTTATAAATTAAAGCGCCCGCTGCTGTTAGCGTAACTCCTGTGAATGATAAATCTGCAAAGTCAACAATTGCTACACCTGTATCAAGTGAAGTTAATTGTCCTGTTAAAACACCACCTCCAGCTGAATACTGACCAGTTGCTGTTACTTCATTAGTTGAAGTATAAACAGTTGTTGATGCTGATAAGTTAGCTGCTGATGTATAAAGTGATAATTTAAAAGTATTTCCGCCTGTTGCAAAATTGTGTACGCCTTCTAAAATTTGTTGTTTAAAAGAATTACATACTGCTTGTACTATTGCCATATATTTTACTCCTTATAGTTTATGGTGATGGTGAATTAATTTTAATTCTTAGTGAACCATCAAAATACTCGTCTCTACGTCTTCTACCTGTTTGTTCTAACGCAAATCCTTGTAGGGCTCCATTATACTTGTCTTCATATAATTTGTACATATCCATAGGTCCTTTTAAATATGCGAAGGCTTCTACTAAACAAGCGTATAACAATAATTGTGGTGCATTATCACTAATATAAGTAGTAGTATTAGTAGCACTTAAGTTATCAGGTGTATAAACATAGTCTAATGTTACTGCATAAGATGCATCTGGTGTAGGAGCTACTTGGATAGCTGTCTCTCTATACATTGAATAGTATTTAGGAAATCCAGAACTGTTAGCAGCATTATACTCTGTAATAAAAGTATCATCTCTAGGTTGTAAAGATACCATAACATTTGAAGTATTAGTTACAACAACAGATCTGACTATTAAAGCTCTTCTAATAGAAGTTGATCCTTCGTCTGTAGAATCATTTGGTAAATTTAAATATTTATTTCCAGCAGTAAAACCAGATGTTGCATATTCTCTAGAATAATCTGCATCTGTTTCTCTAAAAATTCTATATTCTGAAGTTTTAATAAAAGTATCACAAAGACTATCTGTTAGTACTGATGAATCTACTTCTGTATAACTTCTTATATTTGATAATAATTCTGCGTATGTCATGATATGATTATAGTTACATTACCAACATCAGCATGAGCTGCTCTGTTATAATTAATTATATCTCCACTAATTCCAGGCTGCATACTTCCTTGGTTTGTAGTTAAAAACTGACCACCCCAATAATATAAATCTAATTGAACAGTTTCATCTGTACCTCGTCTAACATCTGCTCTAGCGTTTCTTAATCCTTGAGCATCTGCTTTATGATGTCTTGGATCTAATTGAGGATGTTTAGCTTCATATTCAGTAAAATGAACAAAAGAACCATTCCATTCTGTTCTCATTTCTCTATATGGAAATTGTTGTCCAGATCTATCTGATATTGCTAAAGCTCTTTTACCTGTTGAAAATGGCATTATACACTTCCTCCAAAGTATGTGTATGGAGAAATATAAACAGAAGTTCTTTGAGAATCTTCTTCTAATGCTCTTTGTAATTCATCTTCATATAACATTTTTAATGTTTGAATTCTATCAGGCGCTACTTTTTGTGATAAATAATAAGCAAGTCCTGAAACCATTGCTGGTAAAAATCTATAAGGTACGTTTGCTTGATTATTATATTCTCCAGCATCTTGTATTCTAGCTATGTAATAATATTTTACATACATATAAGTAATATTATTTGGTGCAAGATATAAAGATACCGTAGGATTAGTTTGTCTATTCACATAATACTGTGAAGGTTGTCCTGTTTGACCTTTATTAGGAAGAGCTGCATAAGCTGATCTATCAATTTTACTTAATGATAGATCTCTAGTACTTAATTCAATAGATTCTGAAGTTGATATATAAGCCTCTAATACATCACTACAATCTTGCGGTGTAGTATATGTAGCTTGTCCTGAAGTTAATGCTTGTACTTTTAAAACTACTTTCCAAAGATGTAGTCCTCTATTTCCCCATTCTGAGAATAATAGATTTAAACTTCTTCGTGCTGATTTTAAATTCCAACCAGTATTTGTACGAACACCACAACGTTCATAGGCTTCTTCTATGATGTCATCAATGTCTAAATCAAATACTGTAGTTCCAGAAGTACTCATTCTTCATGACCTACTTTTTAATTGGCTTATTCGATGCTGCTTTTACTTGTTTAGTCTGTACATTTTCTTCACCAGCTTGAAAAATTTTCATTTCTTTTTCATTAGCATATGGAGGAGTAATTTTAGACTTTTGATATTGTTTCATTCCCATATTAATATTCTCCAAAATATTGTTTTTTAACTTGTATTGGATATTGTCCTTTAACCATTTGTTTAGGTTTTTGATAATAACCACCTACACCACCTTCTCTAATTGTGTCTTCAGTTATTAAATTTAATTCTTCTAAACCTTCTTCGATAGGCTCGACTGGTTCAGATATTCCACCTTCAACAAAAGTCATATTAGTTTTTGCTTTAATCATCGGTTTACCTGTTTTTGTATTAATCATATACTAAATATACCTTATTTTTGAAGTAATATATATACTTAACTTTTTAATATATTATATAATATATTAACAATTCCACTTTCTTAAGGATTTATTTATCCTTGAATCAGGATCTTTTGCTGTTTCAGCAGAAGTTAATTTTGCTTTCATCCCTTTCATTCTACTACAGAATGATTTTCTTCTATTAGCCGCTTTTGAACCTGGTTTTAATTTAGATGGTTTAGTAGTAACAGCAGTAGATAATTTAGAACCAGGATGCTCTCGTCTATAAGATGCAACTCCTTTTTCATTTAATCCGCCTTCTGGATTTTTACCTTCTGCACGTTGCCATGCTGGTGTACCACCAGTTGCAAGGTAAGCTTTTCCCATTCCTCTAGAATACATCATAACAAATTCTTTGTGTAATCATTTACACATCTCATTTCATATTTGTTTTCTACTAATCCACCATTAGATTTTTTTTCAGGAAATCCTTTTTTCATATTTGAATATGCTTCTTTAGAAATTGTTGTTTTAGATTTAGGACGACTTATTCCTAATTTTTTTCTTCTATTAATATTTGCCCAAAGACCTGGTTTAGATTCTCCACCGTCTTTATAAGCTTTCATAGCTTTTGAAGGTTTAGCTCCTCTTAATTGACCTTCTACTTCTTTTTTAATTCCTGATCTTCCGATTGCCATATTTAAACCATTGGTGAATATACAATTTTACCATCTATTCGTTGAGCTTTCAAATACTGTCTTCTATTAGCTCCATAAGCATAACTACAGTGAACCCAGCCGCTATTAGGCTCATTCTCATTCCAAAACTCTAATATACATTGATCCCAATCTAAACTACCAACAATAAAATCTGCAACTTCTTTATTAGGTATTCCAGATATTTCAAAATCTGCTGCTTGTCCTTTAGTATGTTGACTCTTAGTTGTAGAACCAATAGCCACGCATAATTCGGGTGATCTATATCCTGAACTAATAATTAATGATTTATTATAATAATCTCTTACAGGTTGAATAATATTATTACATAATAATTGTAAATTAAATATCTGTTCTTCATTAGGTGTATTATCAATACCTAATCTAGTTGCTTCTTGTGATTTAACAAATTCTTCTAATGTAAAATTTTTACTTAGTTGTGCCATATTCACTCCTTATTCGTTTTATTATTTCTATTACTTTTTTTTCATATTCTTTATTGGTAGAAAAGTTATCTAAAGCACCTGCCATTTTGATAGGATCTTTATTAAATGTCCAATCTCTAACTTTTCTAAATTCAGAATATACCTGTTTTGTATTTAATATGTCTATATAATTTTTAACAGAATCACATTTATGATGGAATATTCTAACTCTCCATTCAATAGATTCATGTTGTTTATAAGGCAACATTCCTTCTTTAGACCATATTCTAATACCATATAAATTATTACCTTCTCTAGCAAAACGACTTTGGCCGTAGTCTGATTCAACTATAGCTTGGGCTAACATTAATTCTCTATTTATTCTTTGTGTGTAAGGGAGGTCTAAATTGATGTAGTCTATGCACTTGTTTAAGGCTTGAATGAATTCTTTGTTTGTATGGTATTCAAACCTTGGAGGACCAAAACCTAGGTTATTTTTAACCCAGGCGATAATGGCCGACTCCGTTTTCTTCTTCGCTATTGGATTCGGAAAAAATGTACCTAGCAAAAATGCCGCTAAGGCTATTATCAAATACTTGATTATCATCAATTTTAGTTTCATAACATTTACAGTGATTTAATAAGCAGCATCCAACTGCTAATTTGTTAATACAATTATTTTGTAGTGTTTTTGATTTTGTTAGAAACATTAAGTTTCTCTTCAAGAATAGCTATATGAAGTCTATTCGTGTGTATTTGATCTCTATTTGCTTGAATTTCTTTTTCCAGATCTTGTCTTAGTTTTTCTCTTGCAAGTTCAGCACCTGAATTAGCGGCTTGTTTGTTATCAGAAGTTACAACTAAGCTAATTTTGCTGTTTAAAATAGTTACATCATGACTTAGCGTTGATAACGCATTCATTAAATATACCACACATGTAAATAATATAGGTATAACTGCTAATACTATTTTTTGTCCTAAATCGCCCATTTTTTAAATATTAAATTAAATAAATAATGTAATGAAATTATTACACAAATAAAACAAA